TCATCAAGACGTTGCCCACAGCGGCTGATGCCGCAAACACATTCGCTCAATGGCGCCCGTTTGCTCCCCCGGCAAACGGGCACTTTCTTTATCTGAAGCGGCGAAAACTACGGCATCTCTTTAAACCAGAAGAGCCCGGCACCGTGGTGGTACCGGGCTCGGCAAATCTCTGGTGCCCCCGGGCGGATTCGAAAACTCCCCCCGCGGGGAAATTGGTGACGCGGGTGTCGACGGTCCGAATCCTGCCCTTAGACCAGAAGAGCCCGGCACCGTAGCGGTACCGGGCTCGATATTCCTCTGGTGCACCGTTTGCGCATCTCCTCGAACCGAGGTGTGCGCAGTCGGCACGATCATCTTCGTTAGGATACCACGAGCGGCCTAGGAAACAACCAGGCGCATGCCGGGATAGATCAGATTCGGGTTTGAGATGCCGTTCTTGGCGGCGAGATTCTGATAGGTCGTGCCGTACTTTGAGGCGATTCCGGAAAGGGTGTCGCCGCTCTGCACCACGTACACCTGCTCGGTCTCGGCCTGGCCGTTGATTACCGCCATAACCTCGTCGTAGCGCGGCCCCAAAACAGCCTTGCGGCGGCTGCCGTTGCCGTAATCGCCCGCCCATGTCTCCTTTGCCAGATCCTCGGCGGATGCCGTGAGGATGTGGTTCACGAGCGACTGCACCTCCTGGTAGCGGTCACCCAGCGCGTACTTGCGGTCGTCGCCGTCTCCGAGCTCGCCAGCGAGCACTTTCGCCGCTAGGTCTGCCGTTGGCGTCTCGTCGATGCCGTGGATAAGCGAGTCGGGATTGCCGTTGGAGCCGCCAGCCATGGCCTCCCACTCCGCGCGGGAGATATAGCACTTGTTGATGTCGAGGTTGCCCGCCCAGCCGTCCAAGCGCCCGCATGAGGAGTACTGGCGGATGGCGCAGTCGTATGCGCCCTCGTTCCAAGGTGCGTCCTGGTAGCCCGTGGCGTTCATGTCGGCGTACTGCGCCACCCACGTCTTGGCGTCGGTGAGGTTCCACGGGAAGACGCTCTTGCTGGCGTAGATGCCGATGTGATCCACGCTCACGCCAAGAAGCTCGGCCAGGCGCTCGGCCATGGCCTTGAGATAGGACGTGTCGCCCCATGCCTTGTTGCCCTGATCCTCCCAGTCGATGAAGAACGCGGCCTTGCCGACGTAGCCCTTGCAGTGCTCGTAGAAGTACTCGGCCTCCGCCTCGGCATCGCCGCCGTTGACGTAGTGGTACACGCCCACGAGCTTGCCAAGGCCGATCGCCTGCTGGATCTGGCGGTCACAGTCTGGCGACACGTAGCGTGTGCCCTCGGTAGCCTTGCAGATAACGAAGTCGAACGGGACAGCCGCGAGGTTGATGCCGTTCTGCCAATTGCTGATGTCGATTCCGTTCATTCTATTCAGCGCTCCCTATCGCTATGAAATAAGCCCAGTCAACTTGTTCGTACTGTTTGCGGCTCAGCCGCACCACGCCTTCGTATGGGTCGTGGAATGTCGCCGTCTCGCCGTCCCATCCGCAGAGCAGGACGATGTGCCCGCCGTAGCTCTTGCCGCCGTCGCGTAGCTGGCCAGTTAGGCTGCAAAACACCATCCATCCGCCAGCCGCCTCGTCCAAGGCGTCGTCGGCGTTGTCGTGGATAGGCGTGTAGCCCAAAGCCTGGTCGTTCGCGTTCATCCAACGGCAGAACTTTTCCATGTCGTTCACGCCGTCCGTGAGGCACGATTCGCCAACGAATCCCAGCATCTGCGCCGGCGTGCACGTCTGGCCGTAGAGCCATTCCCACGCCATGGCCGCGCACGTGAGGCCGCAGCCGGCAGCAGCCAGGTCTTCGCCCGCATACGAAAGCCCGCCCCAGCGTTCGTCTGCTTGGAGGTAGACGGGCACCTCGGCGGGCTTGTCGAGCGGCTTGTCGTAGATGGTGGGCAAAGGCTCCTCCTTCGGCACCTTCGGCACGTTAGAGGCTATAAGCGCCACGTCGGCGAAGGCGGCGAGCAGGGCCAGCAGCGAGACGGCGGCGGCGATGCGTACGAGGCGCTTGCCGCCCATTCCTAGTCGTCCTTCTTCGGAGTGCCCATGGCAAGCAGAGCGTCGAGCCACTTGTCGGTCACGCCGACAGCCTTGAAGGCCGCATATGCCACCTGCACGCCGCCGACGCAGGCGAAGATCGCGGTGACCCACGCGCCGGGGTCGGTCGGGATTCCGTTGGCCATTGCGGTTAGGGCGCCGAAGAGCGCCGAAGCGGCGATGGCGAGCCAACGCGCTGCGTTGCCGCCCATGGCCTCGGACTTGATCGCCTGGATGATGAACGGAAGGATTACGGAAGAGATAACGGCGAGAGCCGCCTGGATCGTGGTCATGGTCTGCTCCTTTAGTCGATTACGGGCATCTTCATGGCGTCTTCGTAGAGGCGCGTTCCGGTGCCGTTGCCGCCCAGCCCGTGGTAGGCGGCGTAGACGTTTTCGAGGTGTTTGCGGTCTGCGACCGTCAAGCCGCCTTGACGGACCGCCTGCTCATGGATGTTCTTCAGCTCGCGCCAAAGCAGCGCACGCACCCCCATCCTCAAGGCCTCGTCCGTCGCCTTTTCCGCCTCGGTGCGCTCGACAGTCTTGCGTCCTTGCGATTTGAGTGCCGCCACCAAGGCGGATACCACGGAGCCGACGAGGCCAGACACGATGGCGGTGACAGCCACGGTGTACACGAGGTCGTTCACGCTAAGCCCCCGTGTACTCTTCGCCGGTGATTTCCTTGTACTCGTCGGCGGTGATCCATTTGCACTCGACAGCCTTGTAGACGCGCGCCTTGCTCCAAAGGTCTTTGTCGTAGTACTTCTTGACCTTCGCGAAGTGCTTGGAATGCTCAACGGTTTTCTTCGTAGCCATTACTGGTCACCTCCCACGGTCATGAGCAGGTAGTCGATGTTCGCCGTGTTGGTCTCGGTCTGCGTCGGCTGGGACGCCTGCTCGCGCATCTGTTCGAGCAGCGCCGGGAGGTCGGGCACCTCGCCGTTGGCGTAGGCGGCGAGCGCGGAGGTGTAGGCGAGCTTTCGCGCCTTCCGCTCCACGTACTCGTCATCGTCGATAACGCCCGCGTCGTGCGCCGCGTCGGGGTCGCCGATCTGCGACAGCAGGTCGCGCAGGGCGTTGACCTCGGCCAGGGTGCCGTCTCGAAGCTCGTCGGGGCGCGGCATGTCTTCCTCAGTGTCCATGCGGACTCCTTCCTTATCGGGGAATGTGCCGCCATCGTATTAGCGCCGTGAGATTGCCTGGCCGTTTGGGCGGGCGCGAAGAAAGAAGGCGCGCCGCAGCACGCCTTCGCTGTCTTGGTTATTTCGTTTTCGACCCGTCTAGGCCGCCGTTTTGAGTTGCCGCCCTTCCGCTATGGCGAGGGCGTTCCGCCCGAATCGTCTCTCGGGCTTGGTTGCATTGAGCAACCCCCCCCCCGCGAGATTTTCGAACAGGCTGCGGTACAGCGCGTCCATGGCCAGCACGCTGCGGTGCGCGTCCAAGTGAGCCATGCTGCCGCGCCAGCTCTGGTAGCTCTGCTGCACCTGCTCGGGCGTCATGACCCCCTCGGCCACCATGCGGGCCATCTTCTTCAGCTTGCGTCGCTCGCGCGTGATGGAGTCGCGGCACGGCTTCATGACGATGCGGCCCGTTTCGGTGTAGAAGATGCGCTTCTTCAGCCACGTGAAGCCGCGCGTCAGCTTCACCACGCGGGTCTTGCGCGGGTTCAGCGCGATGCCGAGCTTCGCGCACTCGTGCTCTATCAGCAGAAGGCACACTTGCAGGTACTCCTTGGACTCGTGGATCAGGTAGAAGTCGTCCATGTAGCGCCCGTAGGCCTCGGGGCGCAGCATCTCGGCCACGTAGTGGTCGATGCGGTTGGGGTGCGCCACCGCGCATATCTAGTTTGGCTCGCTGCCCAGGCCCAGGCCGACCTCGCCCTGCGCGTCTATCAGGCGGTGCTCAAGGGCGACCACGCGCGGGTCGAGCAGCGCGTCGGCCACCTGCCGCTTGACCGGCTCGTGGGCAATGCGCGCGAAGTAGTCGGAGAAGTCGCCCAGCAGTATGTAGCCCTCGCGCCCATGCCGCCGCCAGTGGTCGGCCAGGTGGCGCTTGAGCAGCTTAAGGGCGTAGTCGGTGCCGCGCCCCTTGATGTTGGCGGAGTTCGCGGATACGAGCGTGGGGACTATCGCGGGCACGAGGGCGTTCTGGGACAGCGACTTCTGCACCACGCGCTCGGGGAAGTGCACTGCACTGATGTGGCGCAGCTTGCCGCGCTCCCACAGGTCGAAGCGGATGAAACCCCGGCATATGTCGCGGCCCTCCAAAAGGTCTTGGCGCGATTTCACGGCGTTTCGCAGGTAGTCCTTCATGTACCGCTGCGTCGAGGCCTTCCACATGACGCCACGCGCGGCCTGCTTGGAAGCCTTGCACAGGCTGTTGAGGTCGGCCACCGTCTCAAGGGTGCACGCCTTGACGCGCTCGGCCTTGGCCCTGGCGCGCTTCTCCTCGCGGCGCTTCCGGCGTGCGGCCCGCCTTTGCTCCGAGTTCATAGAAGGCACCCCGCACGGCTTGCAATGTGGCTCTGACAGCCGCTTGAGGTATGGCCATGAAACGCGGCGAAGCCACGGAGCGCCGCGCCATGCAAGCAGCGTCCGGCCACCCTCGCGGGGTGCGTATTTACGGGCTCGCGCCCGATGGTCGCGCCCTCCTTCCTCTCCGCGCTCTGCTTTCGGCCCGCTGGCCTACTCGGTCTGGCAGTAAGGGAATCCGGGGCGGGGGCGAACCCAGGTGTTCGTCGCCGAATTGTAGTTGGCATTGCCGTTGTTGTTGACGTAGCACACGTTGGACGAGGAGCCACCCATGACGGAACGCAGCCACCAACTGTACCGATATACAAGGCGGGACCGCCGCCCATTATAACGAACGCAGGCGCTCTAGCTCGGCCTCGGCCTCGGCTATGCGCTCGTCGGTCGTCTTCTTGCCGGTGACGCGTACGTTCTTGCGCGCGCCCTTGAGCAGTTTGATCTCCTCCTCGACCATGCCCGCCAGCGCCTCGAAGCGGTTGGCGTTCACGGGCAGGCCGATGTCCATGAGGCACTGCATGTCGAGCATCAGCTGCTCGCAGTCGGCTATCGCCAGCGTCAGGTAACGCTTGCGCTCAAGTGCGTTGAACGAACTGTTGGGGTAGAAGCAGTCGGCGCGGTTGACGTTGTACACGATGCTGCGCGCCGTCTCCACGGTCGGCACCGCGTTCAGCAGACGGTAGGCCTTCGGAACCACGGAGGACGACGCCATCAGCTTGTTGACCTCCACGCGGATGGCGATGGCCTGCGTGAAGAACTTGTACTCGGACACCTCGCGGTTTCGCTGGTAGACGCCGCTCATGGCACCTTCCGGAAATAGTGGCGAAAAAAACGGCCCGCTGCGCGGGCAGGGATGCGACCGCGCAAGGCGGTCGCATCGAAAGAGAAGTATAGAGCACTCGGCTGGCTAGCCGACGAGGAAGCCGGGGCGGGGGCGAACCCAGGTGTTCGTCGCCGAAGTGTAGTAGGCAGAGCCGCCGGTGGTGACGTAGCACACGCTGGACGAGGAGCCACCCATGACGGAACGCAGCCACCAACCGTACCGAGTTCCGTTCAAGCGGTGCGCGGTATCGCGGAACAGGTCGAACTGGCAGTCGAAGCCCACGCTGTAGCCCTTGGTGCCCCACACTGGGCAGCCGTACACCTCCATCTCGGAGGGCGACCACACCTTGCCGGTGTCCTGCCAGCTCCAGCTGTTGGAGTCGCTGAGCGCGCCGCTCGCGCTGTAACGCTCCTCAAGCAGCACGCGCTGGGTGAGCAGGTACTTGGTCAGCCCCTCGGGCAGGCACGCCTCGAACAGCTTCTCCCACGCCTTGAGGTTGCTGTTCAGGTACGGGTTCTTCACGTCTGCGGTGCCCTGGTTGGTGTTCGCGGTGTTCCACATCAGGTAGCTGTCGTTGGCCACGCCGGTGACGGTCTTGGCCACGGCGACGGGCGCGGACGCGATGAACGCGATGTGGTGGCCCTTGGCGCTGTCGCCGCACCGGTAGTACGGGTCGAAGTGCGCAAGCAGGAAGCGCACGGACTGTTGGCCCGTGATGGCCGATGCGCTCACGAGCGGCACGTCGATGTAGTCGCCCACACGCATGCCGCTGAAGTTCGCGGCCTGCACGCGCTTGTGCAGCGCGTCGTAGATGGTGGTGGAGCCTGAGACCTCGCCCGCGAGAAGCGTTGCGAGCGACTGTCCAGGGTACTTGCCGATCAGGCCCTGTCGGTTGTACTCGGCGTTGTTGAGCGCCGTGGTGGCGTTGGTGCGGGCGGTGTCGTCTATCATCTCGTAGTTGGTGCCGCCCACTGTGAGGATCTTAGCTTGAGCCATTTCGTTTCCTTCTTAAATCAATGTGATGGTGTTGCCGCTTGCGGAGCATGTTGAGCCGAACGTTACGGTCACCCCGCTCGCCGATGCCTTTGAAGCCGGGCAGTAGACTGTTCCGCCCATGTATATGAACTGACCTGTCGAGTTCGCCAAAAGCGTTGCGAGCTTCGCGTTCTGGGCACGCAGCTCCGCGACGTCCGAGCTTCCTGCGCTGCCTTGCGCCACGGAGTTGGCGATCTGCAACGCCTGGTTCGCCGCTGCGTCAGCACGCGATGCCGCGCCGTTCGCCGCCGAGGTCGCGTTGCTCGATGCCTGTTGGTCGGCGATATGCTCGTCATGGCGCTGGCTTTCGGCATTTTTGCGTTCGATCTCGGCGTTCGATCGGTTCGTCTCGTTGTTTTGGCGCGTGGTTTCGGCATTCTTTCGCGCGGTTTCGTTGTTTTGACGTGTTGTCTCGGCGTTCTTGCGCGACGTCTCGTTGTTCTTGCGGGTTGTCTCGTTGTTGCCGCGCTCGGTCTCAGCCGTTTTCCGAGCGTTCTCGTTGGACACGCGCGTCTTCTCTGCCGCTTCGGCGCTTTCAGTCGCGGTGTTGCAGTTCGCCGCTGCCGTCTTGGCCTCTTCGGCGGCCTCCATCGATAGCGTCGACTCGATGCGGAAGATCGAGCCGTCGGTGGTTCTGGCGCGGTCGATATTGCCCGCATCGTTGAGCAGCAGCGCCGCGCCTTTGTTGGTATCTGCCATCACACCTCCTTTACTTAGCTAGCACGCCGATCACGATGGCGTGCGGGCCGATTGCCTGGATGATGCATCGGTCGCCTGCCTTGGCTCCCGAGCATGAGGTGGTGTACGGGAGCTTCAGGGATGCCCCCTTCACCGATACGGCCATGGTGGCTCCGGATACGGAATTCACCGTTCCGTAGCACGCCTGCTGGCCGGGAGGGTCGTTGGCGGTCGCATCGGCCATCGCGGCGCCGTATCGGCGCATGGCCGACATGAGTTCATCGCTCATACCTCTTCACCTCCATCTCGATTGGGCATCCTCCCACGAGCGTGAGAGTCGCAGTCCTCACCGCGAACTTGCCGCTGATGCCGGCGCTTGCCCAATCGACCATCACGGCATCGCCGCACGCGATAGGCGCGTACGTCCGCTTGACCGTGACTCTACGGATAGCGCTCTGCTGTGTTCGCAGCATCTCGTTGGCCTTGGCATCGGCGTTCCTCTGTCTCTCGGCATCGGTAGACCCCTCGGGCAGGTCGCTGTAGCTGTACGTGGCCGTCTTGCGCCAACCGCGCGAAACCGTGGAGTATGGGCTGTCGGGGTCTGAGTCGATGGCCGTTCCACGGTAGAAGGCATCCTGCGTTTCGTAGTCGCAGTGCACGACGTTCGCCACGCCAGAGCGGTCAAGCTCGTCCACGACTTCGTTGATGAAGCGTGCGCCCGCGCCCTCTCGAAGGGTCATGGAAACGGGCCTGTCCTGCGGCTCCCTATATTTGCGAAGTACGGGCCTTCCGTAGGCGTCCTCGTCGACGGCGCGGAAGCCCGCCACGTCGAGCAGCGCGTTGCACGCCGCCAGGCGCTTCGACAGCCTCATGTCGCCAGAATCGATTCCGAGCGTCCAATCCTGCGCTAGCTTGTAGTCGGAGCCGTCGGCGATCACGTCAGCGAAGCCAGCCGCTTTGAGCAGCTTTACGACGTAGGGGACAACCATGGTTCCAGCCGCCACCGTGAATGGGGCATCGAATTCGTCCTCCGCAACCTCCGACAGCCTGCCCGACAGGCCTGCCGTGCCGGTTGAGCTGACGCCGCGCCTAGTCCTTTTCGGCGCTGAGACAACGAAAGTCCCCAGCGCCTCACTGACTGACGCGCCACCGAAGTCGGCATCGAGGTACACCCGCAGCAGATCTGCCCCGATATCGAGCGCCCCGAAGTAATCGACCTGCCCTGTGGTGTAATCCTTGTCCTGGTTGCGCTCAATGCACCCGCCGTTCTTTATGTTCGTGATTCTATCGACCTCGTTGCCGCTTGCGCGGTCTACGCGCATGAAGCGGAACGAGGTGAGAAACGGTTTTCCCCAATCAGCCATTTATCGGCTCCTCGAAGACGTTGTGCGTGACGTTGGCCGAACCCTTCCAGATGCCTGCACCCTTCACAGACATGTCGAAGTCCATGGGGCCGTATGCGCGTTCGCCCGCATGTCCGCGCCACCATCCCCTCCACTGCTCGTCCATAATCCGTATGTACCTGTCGTGGCCGTCGCGCTTCATCTCCCATGAGAGCGAGGTCTTTTTGTTCAGCTCGTCGAGCATGTACGAAATGGGCAGGTCGCCGTTCTCGCCGCCATCGGCGAAGTGGTATGTCTCCACGGATCGCCGAGAGCTTGTCGAGTAGTCGCCGTTGTAGTCGAGCACGAGCACGGTCGATGCATCCTGGCCGAAGTTAAGCGCCATCCCGTGCGCGAACACGTTGGCATCGGTCACGGTCTGCGACGAGGTGCCGTTGTCGGCGTACCCGGTGACCTTGTACTCGTAGTCGGTGTTTAGCGGCGGCACGTGGTCGATCGTCTCTTGGGAGTCGAGCACGCCGGATGCTATGACGGCATCGCCGCCGTACGCCACGCGCTCCACCGTGAAGGCGGAGCAGCGGGAGGCGCTGCCGAGCACCAGCGCGTCACCATCGACTGTGATCGTGCCTAGCATGGAAAGCTCGTTGCTCACCTCGTCGGCCGTCATGGGGCCTACGAGCGTGGTCTGCTCGATCTCGTATGACGAGAGGCCGTTGCGCACCTTCACGTGGCACGCCAGCGCATCGTCGTACGACAGTGACACGTCTGGGATGGCCGGTTCCGCCCAGTGCGTCTTGAAGCGGCGCATGGCCGTCTTGGACAGGCTGGAGCCGCCCTTGACCGTGAGCGTGAGCAGATAGTCGATGCCGTTGCGTATGGTGGCGTAGCTGCCGAAACTCACGGGCTTCAGGTTCGTGACGTCTGCCGTGGCGACCGTCGCGCCGCCGACCTCTGCGAGCGTGAGCGTCGCCTGCGCGATGCCAGTTTCGTCGGTTGCGGCGACTTGCACCGTGAGCGGCACCGCATCGACAAGCATGCCGTCGGTAGCGGGGGAAGCGACCCAGCACTGCGGGTAGTCGGCGACCGTTATCGCCGCATAGCCAGACCAAGCGCCCCAATCGGCGTGCAGACCCTTGGTGCGCACGCGGGCCTTCCAGTCGCCCTTCGCCAGCGTCACCGATGCGCTTTTGGCGGTGGTGAACGATTTGGTGATCGTCTCGCCGCCGACAAGCTCAAGCTGTGCGGCGGCCTGCGCCGAGCCGTCGGGGTGGTTGGGTACCCACGAGACGGTCACCGTCGACCCCGTTGGCGCAACATGGTCGGCGGTGACCTTCGGTGCGAGAGGCGGCGTAATCGTGGTCACGGAATTCGATTCGACCCACGAAGACGTTAGGCTACCGCGCTTGGCCCTGACGCGGTAGACGATCGTGCCAGCAGGCGCGGAGGTGTCGTGCAGGTCTACCCATGCGGGGTCTTCGCCCTCGGTGGTGGTCGAGACCGCCGCCCACGTCTTCCCGTCGTCGCCTGATCGCTGAACATCCCATGCGCTGGCGTACCGCCACGCCCCGTAGACGCGCAGCGTCACCTCGGACGCGCCGGCCTTGATGGCATCGATGCGCGAAGGTGCCGACGGAGTTGTGTACGTGGTTCCGCACGAGACGTGCGTGGAGTTGCCGCCCGGGCCGTGGGCGCAAAGGCGGTATTCGTACTTGTGGCCTGCGGTCGTCGAGTTGTCGGTGTAGTTGGTCACGTCCCACGAGACGTCGGCGATATTGACCCATGGGCCGTCGTCGGTGCGCCGATCGACGTACACGTCAGCCCAGGGGTACGCGCCGTCCATGCCCGTGTAGTCGACGTCCCACGTGATCTTGTGCGAGGTGTCGGAAACGCGGGTCAGCTTTGGATTCTTCGGCGGGTGCGGCTGCGAGTACCCGCGCTGGGGAATCCAAGCGTACTCTGTTGCCCAGGCGTCTCCGCCGGCGCTGCCGTAGTAGTTGTTGTATGTCTTGCCGTAGACGTGGATCTGCACGGAGCAGTTCCAGCCGCTGGCCCCGCGCCCGACGTCCACGGTGAAGGTCACGGCGTCGCGCGTGGCCCAATTCCCGTAGTTGTTGAGCAGCACGTCGCGCGACCTGTAGGTGGTGCCGTTCACGATCACGTCGTAGTGCGTGCCGTACTGTGCCGCATACTTGTCGTCGAGCGCGGCGGTGATTGTTATGCGCGAGGTGGTGTCGTTGACCGTGCTCACGCCGTCAACGGAGATATAGCCGCGATACCAGCGGTTGTACCCCGCGATCTGAATCTCCCTTGTATAGGTTCCCATTGGCTACCTTCCCGACCCTGCGGACCGCTTGGCTGCGGAGACCAGAACGTCAACCGCCTGCATGATCCGCTGGTCTGCGTTTACACTTCCTCCATTGACCGTGACGTTGTAGGTCGTGCCGGCGGCACCTGCCCCGGCAACGGCAACCGACGGAGCGACCGTGATGCCCGAGCCGATAAGCGAGCTCGCGGAGGCTAGCGCCGACGTGATGGCGGAGTTGACCGCCCCCGTGCCGCTGCCGATGCCCTCGGCCCATCCCTCCATGAGCGCCTTGCCCGAGTAGGTTGTATAACCGTGGCCGCTGAATGGGCCGCGCTTTGCGGGCGAGAACGGGAAGAACGAGCGGATCTGCGAGACGGCGCCGGACACGGCGGAAAGGGCGCCGCCGATTGCGTTCTGGATGCCCTGCGTGAAGCCGTTGATCAACGCGCGACCGGAACCGACGAGCCACGACCCAGCGCCTGCGAAGAAGCCCATTACCTGGCCAGGGATGCTGGAAATGGTGTTCATGAGGCTCCCGATATGGCCAGACACAGCGCCGACGAGCGCCGAGAAGGCACCCGTCACTGCCGCGTACACCTGCTGCGCCGCGTTCGCCATCGTCGACACCATGGTCGAGAAGTACCCGGCGATCGAGGAGACGAGGCCGGACACGAGCGAGAGCGCTGAGGACGCCAGCGAGCCGATGAACGCCACGACTGCGTTCACACCGCCTGAAACGGCGGCGACCACGGTAGCTATCCCGCCGCCGACAACGGATACGATCGAGCCGATGAACGTGGTAACCGCAGTCACGAGGCCGCTCACGACCGACATGACGAGGCCAATGGCAGAGGCTACGACGGATGCGGCGTTTACCACGACCGAGATCACCTGGCTTGCCACCGTTATCACGACGGACACGATTGAACCAACTACAGACAGCACTGTCTGGATTACCGGTATGAGCATCTGAGCCACGGAGAGCACTATCTGCATGCCGCTAGCCAATATCGGCAGCACGGCGTTGGCGAGGTTTGCGAGCGCCGTGCCGATAGACGTGATTGCCGGCATGAGCGCAGCGCCCACCTGCGACACGAGCGGGCTTACCGCAGCGAAAAGCTGCATGGCGACGCCGATGACCTGCGAAATGATCGGGACGATCATCGCGAAGGCGTTGTGTAGCACGGGCAGGATGGCCTGGCCGACGTTCAGCAGCGTCGAGCCAAGCTGCTCTATGACAGGCCGCACGGCGCTGAACGCGCCGACTGCGCCAGATGCAAATGACGCGATGGCGGGCAGCATCTGCGATGCGAAGTACGTCACGAACGGCGACACCGCCGAGATGATCGTCGTCACGGCTCCGCCAATAGTCGAGACGATGGTGTCCCAGATGCCCGGTATCTGCTCGCCAAGCTTCCCGAAAGCGGACTTGCACGTGCCTACGACGGATGCCGCAGCGTCGGCGATCGCTTGGAACGACCCCGTTATCTGGGAAGCGTCGACTGTCGGCAGCTGTATGCCAAGCTCAGCCAAGGCTCCTACGGCGATGTTCCAAGCAGTCGCGAGCGCTTCCGAGAGCACTGGGCCAAGGACTGGGCCAAGGCCAGACAGCACAACCGGGAACGCCTCGACGATTCCCTTGCCGATCTGCGCAACCCTCGGAGCCACGTTCGTAGCTACCGCGCCGATCGACTCAAGCAGCTGCTGCGTGAGCTGCGAGAAGTCGACGTCGTCGCGCCCGAGTCCGGTGATGAAGTTCTCCCACGCGGCCTTCGCCATGCCGATGGAGCCGCTGATCGTGGTAGCGGCCTCCTTGGCGGTGGTGCCGGTGATGCCCATGTTCTCCTGCACGGTATGGATGGCCTCGACCACATCGGCATAGCTGTCGATCGTGAGGTCGGCGTTCTTGCCCTGCTCCTGGCGCAGCTTGTTGGCATCGGCGATAAGGCGCTTCATCTCAGCCTGCGTGCCGCCGTAGCCGAGCTTCAAGTTGTCCAACATCGTGTAGTTCTGCTTCGCAAAGCCTTGGTAGGCGTTCTGCACGTCTGTCATGTCGGAACCCATCTTGTTCACGTTGTCCGACATGTCGCCCATGGCCATGTTCGCGTAGTCAGCCGCCTTGGCGACATCGCCGCTGCACGACGAGACGAGCGAGGCCGCGAAGCTCGTGGCCTGCGTCATGTACTGGTTGGCGGACATTCCGCATGTCTTGTATGCCTCTGCGGCATAACCTTGCAGTGTCTGCGACGCGGAGCCGAACAGGGTGTCGACGCCGCCAACCAGCTGTTCGTAGTCTGCATATGCGGAAAGGGCCGCGCCGCCAATCGCGGTCACGGCCCCTGTGAGCGCTGTGAACCCGGCCACCGCCGCAGTGGCGACGCCCTTGGCTACGGTTCCAAGCCCTGTCAGGATGCCCGAGGACTTCTTGGCCCCGCCGTCGATGCCGACGGTCATGGAGTCGCCGAAGGCCTTGCCTGCGGCGTTGCCCTGGCTGCCGAACTCCTTGCCGATTTTGCTCGCGAAGCCATCCATCGACGGCATCAAGGACACATAGGCCGACCCGACACTAGTCGCCATCTTCCCCTCCTATCCCCAGGATCTTGTCTATCTCTTCCTTGGCTTCCAGCGCGTTCGCGCGGTGGCGCTCAAGCTCTGCGAGCTGCGCCGGCGTCTTGATAGGCTCGGGAGGCTCCGCGCTCCTGTCCTTCTTGTCGGCCATGCCCCAGGCGATGCACCGAAGCTGGTGCTCGATACGCCAGAGCATGTAGTCGGTCGTGCTCCACCTGAGTTGCGGGTACTGCGCCTTGGCGAGGCGCGAGTTGTCGGGGAGGTGCTGCCAGAGAAGCGCCATCCGATCGAGGTCTTCGGGCGCTCCATCCAATGGCAGGGCTATGCCGTAGAACTGCTGGAAGTCTGCTATCGCTTCGCCGCGCCTGTTCTCGAGGTCGCTGGCGAAGCCTATTAGTTTTTTGCCTTTGCAGCCTCGAATGCCGCGTCGCACAGGCGGCGCATGTCGTAGGAGGTGCCTCCGAGCGCTTCGATGTACTCCTCGTCGCGGCCCATGAAGATGCGCTCCATGGCGTCCATCATCCCCGCCGGGTCGGTTTCGCTTCGGGCGAACTGCTTCACAGTCTTGTAGGACTTCAACTCGTCGAGGTCTGCGGCGAACTCGCCGTCAACGCCGTCGACGGAAAACTTGATCTCGGTCATCTGCATTCCTCCTAGGCGCTGGCGGTTTCGGTCGACTCGATGTAGTCGTAGCAGGTGTTTCCGTCGCTATCGACCAGGTACTTGAGCGTGATCTGACGCCCGGCGATCTCGCTCACCGCGAGCTTGAGGTCGTCAAGCTCGGATAACTTGGCGGAGGGCACGACCTTGCGCCAGCGGCGACCGTTCTTGAGCACGAGTTCGAGCACGATCGACCACGCCTCGTCCTTGTTGCCGTTGTGCTCGACGGTGATAACGCCATCGAGGTCGGTCACGTTTTCGGCGCCATACATGACCTTGAGTGTTTGCGCCTTGATCTCCGCGAGCGTGAGCTTCGCAGACTCCACGCGCGAGGTCGTGGCGGAGTCCATGAGGTCGCCGTTCATATCCTTCAGCTCGTTGGCGTCGGTCTCCTCGGACTCGGTGTAGCCGTCCTCGGAGATGAAGCCGAGATTGAGGAAGGCTTCGGCGAGATTGGTCTTGATGTCTGTGGGGAGGGTGGTGCCGGCCGGAGCCACGAAGATGTATCCGCCCTTCACGCCCTTGGTGGACGAGACGTTCTTGGTCTCGTTTTTCTTGAAAAGTGCCATGTCGGCTCCTATTCGCAAATGGTTACGTTTACGTTGGTCTGGTATCGGCGCTGGCGGCTGTCTGGGTCGTCCCAGCGGTACGTGTCTCCGCACGTGGCCTCGAACACGCACTCCTCGTCCATGAGACTCGGCACTGCGTGCTCCACGGCTTCGGCGATCTCTGCGGCGCGTCTGCGGGTCTTCGCCCATGACTGCGCCACGAGCTGCACACGGTTGATGCAGCCGCTGCGGCTAGATCCGGTCTGCGACACCGATATGAACTCGCTGGGCCTGTCAGCTGGTACGTCGAGCACGGCCTCGATGCCGGTCTCGTCCATGAGCCGCTGCGCCACCATGCGCTCCACGTCCATCACTCACCGCCTCCGAACATGGATCTGAGGCGGTTGTGCTTGCGCTCGCTCGCATGGGCGTGCGGAGTCGCCGTGGTAACCACGAAGCCGTTTGCGAGCTTGCCCTTGAACTTGCGGACTATGTAGCCGGCACCCTCGCCGGGGTGCCGGGAGAAGGACGAGTTGCACGATGCCGCTGCGGCGTCTGCCTTCTTCTTAAGAAGCGTTTGCACCGCGCCTGAGTTCATAACCTCGGCATAGCCGCCGCGCTTCCAGCCCTTCCACTCGAACTTCACCTTGCACTTAGCCATCGGTGCGCCCCACTTCCACGGTGAGGTTCCAATCGCCTGGGGTGTTTTCCGGGTCGTAGCGCTGCGGGTCGCCTATGACGCGGTACTCGGTGCCTCGAACGTTCACGCGGCACCCCTTGAGCGATGCGGTGAAGCTCTTGGGGAAACACAGCGTGTAGGCGACCTCAGTGCCATCGGGGCGCGATGCGTCGAGTTCCGACGTGGCCCCCGGGCACACGACCACGCCCTCTATGGCGGTGTTCACGCTGCCGCGCTCGATAGGCTCGCCGAGCGAATCGAAGTCGACCACTGGTGTTGTGACCGTCACCGATTCGGTGCTTATGAGTCCCATTCGGCATCACTCCCAACCGGTTGGAGCGCCCCGATGCGCTGGTCGAGCAGCCCGAGGCGCTTCAGCTCCGTCTTTCCCAGGTACATTTCGCCGAGGGCAGACCCGTACGACACGCTGGCCGTGTAGCCGCCTGCGCCCTGGCTGTACTGCATGGCACCCGCCAGAGCTGCTGGCGCAGACAAGACCCTGTTGACCACGAGGCAGCACACCGCTGCGGCAGATCGGTCGAAGGCGGCTACCTTGCCGCGCTCGTAGTCGCCCACGTTTGATTCGTAAGCGCTCATGAGCAGGTCTGACGCGTCTGAGAGCAGGGTCGCGGCGCGTGCCTCGTCAGTCGGGTCGCCGTACCTCGCCCTATAGTCTTCGATGGTCGCTAGCGGCTCCATGCGCCTACTCCTCGCTGGCAGGCTCTTCGGCCTTGCCGGAGTCAACCGGCTTCGCGGCATTCTCGCCGGCCTTCTGCTCGGATGCCTCGGAGGTCGCGGCCATCACGCCAGCGTCGACGAGGCACTTGACCACCTTGGCGATGGTCGGGTTCGCACCAGGGTTTGCGGCCTGTTTGGAGATGCCGACAGGCTCGCCGTCGGCGGTCACGAAGCAGACGTGCTGCGGGAGGATCGGGGATGCCTTGGATGCGTCCTCGACGATGAACTTCTGCACAAGGTTCGCCATGGTTACCGCCCCCTAGGCCGTCTTCAGGATGGCGAAGGCCTTGGGGTCGAGAACCGCGTAGGCAAGGACTGCCTCGGTGCGGTACGCGACCTGGTTGTATCCCTTCAGGTCCTGACCGGTGTTGTCGGGGTCGCCGTACTCGATGATCTCGGAGGTCATGTCGCGCACCATGCCCCACTTGATGGTGGAGAAGTCGCCCATGATGCCCGCCACCTTCGGGTCGATCTTGCAGCGGCGACCGTTGACGGTGCCGGAGGTCGCGGCGGGGATGCCGTCGATGTTGCCGACGTTGAGGGACAGCGGGATCTCCGGGTAGAGGCGCTGGCCGGTGGCGGGAATGCGCAGCTTGCGGAGGTCTGCGGCGAACTTGCGGGAGAGCGCGAAACCGTTGATGTCGTAGTCGATAAGCGCGTCGGCCAGCGCGTCGATGTCGTCGACTGCGGATGCCGAGGCGGTTACGGCGTTGGCCCCTGCGGTGAGCGCGGTGTAGCCATCGAGCGCGGTGCCCGTCTTGGGGGACACGGCGTGGTAGACCACGTAGTCGAGCGCTCGGCCGATCGCGGCGGTCTGGTCGGCGATGATGTTGGTCACGATCTCAAGCTGGTTGTCCTCGTCGGCCCAGCGCAGCTCGTCGGAGACGCGTGTGGTCGTGACTACCTTCACGCGCTTTGCGACGATCGGCGTGGTGGAGACCTCGGAACCGCTCTTCTTCGCGCCCTCCGCAACTACCTCGGCCTCGGTTGTCGGGTTGAACACGATGTAGGTGGTGTCGGAGAACGTCTGCGGGGTGCTGGGGGACAGCGCCGCGATGGTGGAGGTGTCCTTTGCCTTGTTGATGATGGAGGTCACTACCTTGTGCGGGAGCTTGACCTTGCTGGTGTCGTTAGCCATTTCGGCTCCTTACTTGTCTCTAGTTGTTACCGAGGAGCTGGCGCGTGAAGTCGCGCAGCTCAGATTTGTCGCCGTCGCTCGGCTTCGGGAAGCTTCCTGGCTTCTCGACCTTGGGCGCGGGCGGCTTTTTGAACGCGGCGAGCATGTCGTCTGCCCACTTGGACATGCTTTCCTCGTCGTCGCCGACGATCAGGCTCGCCGGCACGCCCTTCTCCTGCGCGACCTTGGCCGCGATCTTCGACCGCTTCTCTTCCTTCTCCTTGTCGTCGAGCCTCTTCTTGAGGTCGGCGATCTGGTCTTCGGCGGTCTTGTTCGCGTTGTTGGCCTCCTCAAGCGCCGCTGCTGCGGTTCTGTTGGCCTTCGCCTTCTTCTCCCACTCGCGCGAGTGCTTCTTCTCGGCCTCGTACAGCGCCTTGTAGTCGACGGGCGGCTCCTGGTTGGCGCCATCTCCGCCTTCTGCTCCCGGCACTTGCGTGGGTTCGTTTGCTTCTGCCATGTCGCGTCCTTTCCCGTGCCGTGCGGCACGCCTGAGCTGCCGTGCGGCTGCTCAACGGTCATCAGTTTGGCCGTGCGGCCCGTCCGCGACAGTTTCTTATGAGCGTGAGATTCGGCATGAAAAAGGCCACCTGTAGGTGGCCCTTGCTGTTTTTTGCGGTTATAATCTGGTTAGCCAGCGGGTTGTTTGACTCACCTATAGAGACATGCAGCCGCTGGCTATTTCTTTATTCGCAGGAGTTTCCCATCGTGCCCGAGCATCCTGACCTCGCTGATGTGATAGCGGGCCATGTACTTGCTGATCCACTTTATCGCCTGCTCGTCCGTCACCTTTTCGTTCTCGCTCACGTCGACGACGGTGAGCTTCACGCCATTCTTGCCGGGTATTGACTTGATGTGAGACTTGAACGTGTTCTCAGACCCAGCTCCGTAGATCGTCTTGATTTCGATACCCGTTGATAAATCCGCTCGGCTAATCGTTGTCTTCCCATCGGAGTTCGGTGCTGTCAGATGCGATTCGTCTTCCCAGAACTCCGCCTTATAGCCAAGCGCGTTCAACTTCTCGGCGGTAATTCTTTCGCCGGGGTCTTTCTTCCAGCGCTTTAGCTTCTCGCCTTTCACGGCGGAGTCCGTAAACTCGATGCCGGAATGTTCTCCCGATGCGTACCACTTCGGATCGCGCAGTTCGATCTCCTCGACCATGCGCTTGTTCACGTACTTGTCGAAAGCCTTGCCGGCCTTGTTTCCGTGGGCCTTGATGTACGCCTCTCGCTCCGCGTCGGGCATGGCGTCCCATTCCGCCCACAGCCCGTTGCGACCGCCCAATGTGTCAAGGCACTCGTTGAACCTGTCGTACATGCCGTCGGGGTCGTAGCCCTTGACCTTTGATCCCTTGCCGAAGCTCGGCACGACGCGGCAGTCGCACTTTGGGTGCGAGTGGCTTGCGGCCTCCTTTGTCTTGTAGTTGAAGCCGAACGAGGAGAGCATGAGGCAGAAACCGCACGTCTCGCCAGACGGCACGCGTGCGTACCTCGGTTTCGCCGGGTCTTTGGAGACGTTGTACGCCACGCACATGTTCGCGGCCTTGCGGATCTCTGCGTCGAGGCGGCGAACGCACGCGGCAACGAACATGTCGGTGGCTCCCTGCTTCACCACGCTTGCCATGAACGCCTTCACCGAGCCGTACGTCGCCTGGGGGTCGCGCAGCGACTCGGCGACGGCGGCGTACTTTCCGGGCGCTTCCTGCGCCTTGCGCACGGCGTCGTAGAACTCGGCGGCGCGGCCAGCCGCAACGGTGTCGGCGTAGTAGCCGCAAGCCGTCTCGATCACCTCGTAGGCCGCCTCTCGCAGCGCCGCTATGTCGCCGTTCCCGCTCGCCTCCCAGTCGGCCACCAAGCGGGTGAGCGCGTCGCCGGCTTGGCGCTGCGCCATTCCAGATAGCGCGTTGGTCTCGTCCGTAAGCTCGTTAAGCAGGCTGCGAGGTATCTCCGCCATCCTCGCCCTCCTTCGGCTCGAACAGCGAGGCCACGGCAGCGCTCGCCTGTGCCTTCTTGTTGTCGCTGTTGATGCGCTGGATCTGCTCGTCTGTGTAGTCGAGCATTTCGAGCATCACGTCGGAGTTGGCGAGCTTCGGCAGACCCTGCACCTGCTTCAACGCGGCGTCGGACAGGCTCACGATTGACGGGTAGGCCGGGGACATGAAGCGCGGGTTGAGGTTGTAGCCGGCATCGCGCTCGGTCTCGTAATCCGTGCCGTTCGCCACAGCGAGCGCCATGTAGGCCACGTTGCGCAAAGCGTTGCCATTCTCGCGGTTGAGGTTCTTCGCATCGATCACGAGCGGTTCGAGCGATGCAGCGATGGCATCCGAAGAGGATGGGTTGTCGTTGCTCACGCCGAAGAAAGACACCGGAACATTGGTGACCGCCGACATTTGGCATGCTAGCTGGCGCAGGTACTCGGTGAGCGGCGCCATCTGCAACTGGGCCGACTGCCACACGGTCGGCGAGTCTCCGTCAGGGTCTTTGGTGATCTCGTTGACCGCCCCCATCGACGCGTCGTACTTGTTCTGCCCGTTGATCATCTTCTTGTATGTGCCGAGCAGCCAGGTCTGCGGCAGCGTCGCGGCCTCAGACGCCACCTCCATGCGGGCGCGTTGGCGTATGGCGTCGTCTGTGATGCTCATGACCGAACGGCTGATGCGCGAGGAGCCGAACGGTCGCTCAAGCGTGGCATCGTAGGGCATAGGCTCCATGAGACAGCGACCCATGCCATGCTCCATGTAGTCGGCCACCCAGTGGCCGCTGCCGCGCGTAAGCACCACCAGCGCGTCTTCTGTGAGCAGGTGCACGACGGTCGGCACGCGCTCGGTGTCACCTGGCATCTTCTTCGACTCGGCCACAACGAGACCGGCCTTGATGCGCTTCTGCGCATCATCCCAGATTGCCGCCGCTGCGGTTGCCGGGTACGCGGAGATGATTGGCTTGCCGCCGCCGTCCGTGACAGTCCAGAAGCCGCAGCAGTGCTTCAGCTCACCGATAAGGTTCTTGCGGTAGAGAGCTTCGAGCTGGTTGTCGGCACATATGTCGCGCAGCCGCATGGTAACGGCATCGTCGTCGGCAGTGAAGCCGTTGAACACCGAGCGATCTGCCAGGGCGTGCACCGCCTTCTTGGGCCAGTCAACGCGCGGGTTGATCTTCTTGGCGAGGGCTTTCGGCATGGCGATGCCTAGGTCTTTGACGCCGACGTGTCCGAGGTAGTAGTCCTCCCGCAACATGTTGCGGGATCGGTGGGTGCGCCACGTGTCCATAAGCTCGCGCACGAGCGCCTTGTCCTCGTGTCGCAGGCCTTCCGCCGCCGCGACCTGTCCGGCCAGTTCCATGTTTACTGCTGCCATCAGAAGCTTGCCTCCTGTTTACGTCTCGGGTCTCTCTTGGTTGTCCTCGCCGCCCATAGGGCCAGCGATGCGCTCTCGATCGGCGCTGACGAAGAGTCGGGGCCGTCGCCGAAGCCCCAGCCGTCGCGCCCGATGTCGCGCTTGATCGACTTCGTTGCGGAATCGTCCAACGCGGGCGATTCGATGTGGCTCGTCGTCCCGGCGTTGACCTCGTCGGCCAGCATCGTCGCGGCGGCCTGCACGATCGCGGTGCTGCCCATGACGATCGCCGACTTCGGCATCCTGCCGTCCAGAAGTCGCTGCTTCAGCGCGTCCGCTCCGCTCTTTCCGTCGATGCAGACGCACGCGATCTCCTCGCGGTTGCGCAGCAGCATGTCGGATATGCCGACAGTGCCGCCCTCAGCGCCCATGAGGTCGTAAAGCTCGACGTAGGAGCCGGCACCGCGCTCTGCCTTCGCCCAGGACACGGCAACGCGCGACCCGTCGGGCGAGAACTTCACGCCGAACGCGAGCTTGCCTTCCTGCATCGGCCCCGCCGCCTCGCACGCCTTCCACTTGGCGCTCGAAAGCGCGTATGAGTCGGCTCCTCCGATTGGGCTCCACCAGCCAAGGCGCTCACGCGCGAAGACGTCGGGCTGCATCTGCTCGGACTCGCCCTTGACGGCCTCGTAGTTGAGCACGGTGCCCATGGACGGGTTGAACTCGTACCATCTCGACTCGTCGTGGACGTCGCCTATCTCGTCCGCGCCCCACTCGATCCACGCCATCTCGGACTCGCCGTCGTGCACGTCGTCGTGGAGGTCGCGGAACACCGTGCCGACGTTGTCGGGGCCTGGCGGCGTTCCGAGGTAGATGGTCTGCGGGTTGTGCATCGCGCTCGCCGAGATTGCAGGCAGGGACGCCGCCTGCTGCGTGTCCGTGAGCTCCTGCGCCTCGTCGTAGATGAGCACGTCGTAGGTCTTGCCTCGCGCCAGCGAGTTGGTGCGGGTGGTGAAGCGAATGAGTCCGCCGTTCTTGAGGCTGATGGCCTGCTGCCCGTTCGTCTTGCGCACGGCGAGCAGGAGGTCGTGCAGCTCGGTCTCGTCCTCGTCCTCGAATGGCTGGGACAGCTCCTTGAACATCTGGTCGGAGGTGTCGCCGTGCTGGCAGGTGTACAGGATCTTCTCGCCGTTGAGCGCGCCGTAGAAGCACCTGGCGCGCACGACCCAGCTCTTTCCGTTCTGGCGCGGGATGGAGATGCCCAGCGTGCGCAGCAGGTACTTGTCGCGCGCGTCGCGGGCCAGCATCGCGTCGAGCAGGTGCGGCTGCCACGGCAGCGGGTCGCCGAAGTAGGCGGTCGCGAGCTCGCAGGCCATCCCGCCGTCGCCGCTGAGGTCCTCCGGGACGTTGGCCTCGTATGTCGGCGTCTGCCTGGGCTCCATCAGGCGCCCGCCGCCTTGGCCTTGCGCTCGCGGTCGGCGAACATGAGGCTCAGCACCCTAGCGCCGTCGCTCTGCGGACGCGCCTGCTGCACCTGGATGGGCACCGCCTTGCGCGACAGCCCGAGCAGCTCGTTGAGCGCGCGTATCTCGGCTGTCGCCTGCTTGAGCACGGACACGGCGGGGTGCGGGCGCTCCATGATGGCGTGCCGCCCGTTCTTCGCCTTGACGGGCTTGTAGCCGACGGGGTCGAGCACCTTCACGGACTTGCCCCTGCTCATCGCGTCCTCCGCGGCCTTCGCCACGGCGTGCCAGTAGCACAGCAGCGCGAGGTTCGGCGCGTCCTCGTCGGAGAAGCGCCCCGATGCGGTTACGCTCGCCCAGATATGCGATTGATAGTCGTCGGATGCGACCGATTCCGGCATCTCCGGCATCCCGGCCTCCTTTCTCGTGCCCGCATTGTGCGATGCGGGTGAGATTCGCGGCCTACCCCGCCCTGGGGTCATGGGGCGGGGGGAAATCGGCACTGACAGCGATGGGTGTCCATGCACCCCCGGGGAGGGGCAATGCCCCGCCATCGGCGGCTCAGCGCCCCAAAAAACAGTGAGGCGCAGCCGAGCAAACGACCGCGCCTCCAGTTTGGCTTTTCAGCCCCGCCTATTCAGTTGTCTCGAGCCTTCAGAACAGCCTCGTGCGCCTTATCTCGACGGGCCTCGCGTCGCCCGGCATGTGCTTGCCCTTCCTCTGGTTGCAGATGCGGTGCGCCGCGTCGAGGTTCGAGTAGTCCAGCACCGCGCCGCCCCTCGCCCTCGGCACCACGTGGTCGGCCTCGAAGCTCCACGGCGTGCCGGGCGGCAGGCTGTAGTCTATGGGCTGGCCGCATATGTGGCACGGCCTGCCCTCGGCGCGGAGCCTCGCCTTGAGCTTGCGCTCGGCGTTGCCGTTGGAGCTCCAAGTCATGCCAGGCGCCTCCTCGCGAGGTAGTCCTTCTTCACCGACAGGGTCGGGGTC